TGATACTTGACTTGTATGGAGAGTGAACAACAACTTCATCACCCCACTTTTCTCGGTGCAGTTTTTTCATCCTGACAGCATGTTCTGGATGATGAGTCACAGCATGTCTCGCTTTAACGATTGACACCGAAAACTTTACAGCAATTACATCAGCGCTTGGCCTAAGTTCAAAAGCTTTAGACAAATCGTTTGAAACACAAGTGGCAGAGCCGACAACAAGGACGGCCCTGCCACCCCACTGCATTAGTCCGTATCCGTTGCAGTCACAGTCACGCCGTCAGTGATGTCCACCACCGAGCCGGTGTTGGAGTTCACATAGGCGGTAGACATCACCGGAGTGCCACCCGTTGCCGAGTAGCAGAAAATCAGATCGCCAACCTTGAGGATGGAAGCCACGGTATTGAAATACCCCGAAGCGCGGATGACCGACTGGGCATCAGTGCTGCTGTAGGTATAAATAGCCGGGGCATTACCAGCCTTAGACTGACCACCAACGGCATTAAAGCCAGTTGCGGAAAAAGCCATGATTTATTGCTCCTTATCTCAGGTTTCGCGGCAGGTGATTTTGACGATACCTTCATCGTCGATGGCAATCGCACCAGCCGAGAACACTTCGTTAACCAAGAACGAAGTTTTTTCAGCAATGTAATTGATCTCGGTACGCATTCCAATGCCTTCACCGTAGCCAACAGCCATCTGGTGGAAAGCAAAGCAAGAACGATCCAGAGAACCATCAATAACCAGGCCACCCTCGGAACGATCACCAAGCATATGGAAGGTGAAGCCCAGGAACGAATTGATATCGCCCTGCACCAGCGCCTTCACGCTGTTGAAGTCGCTAGAGGTAACAGAGGTTTCCGACAGCAGCGAAGCCAAACCATTACCGTGGATAATAATGTGACGGCCTTCCGGCGGCACATTGTTCTTATCCATCAGGCGCTTTGCCTCACGCAGCTTTGCCACATTGAGGTTGCTATCCGTGCCGCCAATGTCATTACTGACGGTCAGCGAGGTGCTAGAAGCAGTCAGCGCATCCAGAATAATCTGGTCTTGACGACGGCCCATCGCGGAAGCAACAACTTGCACCAGTTCTTGGCGCTCGTCAAAGTTCACTTTGGCTTGGTTGAAAATGTCAGAGTACTCGGCAGCGTTGTAATCAACCAGGGTACAGGTGACGGTGGAGAAAGCGACATTCAGCGGGGTGACATCGGTCTGCGGAACGCGAACCGTTGCTACGCCCTTGCCCACTTTCGGGAACTTCACAGTGCTGCCTTCAACCCCTCGACGCTGGCGAACCGCCGGAACCAGCATGGCCTTACCTTGGTAAGCCTGCTTGACTTCCGCATCGAAGAGAGTAACGAAGGCGTTCGAGAGAGACACGCTCATGGTATTACCTCATTCAAAAATTTAGGATTTGGGTTCTCGCGCCGGTATGCCAAGAGTCTGGGCCGAATGCTTGTTGGTTACGCCAACCACGCGACAGCGCTTGCTGTAAGAAGGGCCAAAAATCCGGTATGCCTTGGGCTGGATCATACGCCCCCGGTTGTAGAAAGCAAGCGCTAACTTAAAAAAAACCCCCGGTGGATGGCCGGGGGAAAGGTGGCGGCGAAGAAACTTACAAATAGCTTACTGGAAGCTGGCTGAGAACATCCGCTCCACTTTCTGACGGAATGCCGGGTCGGTCTTGTACTTGGGATCGGCAACCATCTGGTACAACTCGTCCTTGCTGGGAGCGTTAGAGGGCGGCATAGAGTTGGTTGGGATACGGGTTCCCTCGTAGGACTCCCGCAGCTTCATCAGCGCCTTAATGCCGTTGGCCGTGCCGCCCATGACCTTGAATTCCTCAAAGTCATCTTTGCCCCAAATTCCCTTGCGGACCAGGCCGGATGCCCAGTCAACCATCCCTTTGACAACCGCATCCGCATTCGGACCAAGCGCAGCTTTTTCTTGCTGGAGAGACTTAACTTGGGCCTCGACATTCCCAGCCCCCATCTTGACCACTTCACCAACAAGGTCATCTAGCGCTCCTTGACTGAGACCGTATTTCTGCGCCCAGCCCATAACATGAGAGCGGAGAGGATCGTCTTCAGGGATCGAGCCGAAGGCGGCGGTATCGTACTTTCCATCGGCTGGGGCTTTGTGCTTGCCCTGGCTGATTTGCTTGCGGAGATCACCCCAGCTTTTGGCGATGCCTTCAAGGTCCGGCTCGCTGGTGTCTTTCTTCCAGAAGTTTTCCGGCCAGAAGTCTGGTCTTTCGAGAGGCTCTTCATCGGTAGACGCATCCTCTGCTTTGTGTGCAATGACAACATTCTGGGTGTTTGGCTGGGCCTCGCTGTCATCAGTTACCTTCGCTGAGTCGAGTAGGCCAACTTCACCGCCAGAAGACTCGGTGTTGCTAGGCTCGGTTCCTTGCGATTCCATTAAGTATTCCCTTGATTAATTGCTCGCTTCATCCGCGCTTCAATGTCCCGTATCACGCTGTTCTGGCCTTCACGGTAGAATGCATGAGCCGGTTCGCTACCAGGCACGGCAACCGGTTGCTCTAAGTAGACAGCACGAAGCCATTCAGTCAGCTTTTTGCCATCCTCGTTTGAGAAAACACGGAATGTCAGCCGGTCCAGGTCATCCCTAGCATCTGAAACACTCCGTGCATCCTTGGGTGCTGCGGCTTCCAGATCATCCCATCCAGCCATTACGCCCCCATTGCTTGCTGTATTGCGCCAGCTGCGGCCTCTGGATTAGCCTGCGCCGCCTGCTGCGCCATCTGCGCCATGTCTTGCATACGCTGCGCCCTCTCTGCTGGGCTGGTCCTGAGTTTAGCCGGGATGCCAAGCTTTTCGCCAATGTAGTCGAGCATCTCGCCAACCTTCAGCGACATCGGGCCTTCCGGTCCAGCCCCCTGGGCGATCTGCGCGAATTGCAGTACCTTGTTGACCTCGTCCATCGACTGCGCCATAGCCAGCGGAGCCACGGGAGTAATGCGAACCTCAAGGCCATTGACTTTCAAAGGCAGGTCAACCAAGCCGCGAGAGTCCATGACCTCCAGCGTCTTGGTCACCAGCGGGATCATTGTCTCGTTGATCAGTCGGCCAAAGGCGCTACCCAGATTCTGGGACAGTTCCTTCATACGCTCGACTACCTCAGTCGCAGACCTGGCGCTCATGTTGTCCGGCGGCAGAGACTCGTCCAGCAGTATCCGCTTGATGGACATCTGCAAGTTGTTGATCACGATCTGGCTGACATTAAAGTCACCACTACGCGGCAATGCCTTGAGTGCCTCACCCTGTGGGCCACCGTTCCTGGCTACCGGGATGATCGCGCCAGGAATAATCTTGACTGTGTTCGGGTTCAACACGCCATCATCAGCCGCGGTGTAGACACCGGCAATGGCAAGGCTGGCATTCTTCAACAGCAACTCCAGCGTCTTGTTCAGCGTCTTGATGTCTGGCAATGCGGTGATCAGTGGACCACGGCCATAGATTTCACCGGCCACCTTCATGTAGCGAGCCACAACCCACGGGCTGTACGGCATCACGCGGTAAACAACCTCGGTCTTGCTTTCTTTGTGGATGACATGGTAGCCATACTTGCCTGACTTGTAATCGAAGACCGTGGCCTCGATCAGTTCAACATCATCTGTCGGCTTGTCATCAATCTTCTTTTGCAACTCAGGATCGATCTTTGCGTCCTTCCACTGCTGCTGAATTGACTCACCCTTGATCCGCATGCGCCGATAGACATTGTCCACCTGGCCGTTAGCGCCCTCTTCAAAGGACACAAGGTATTGCGGCACAGGTACAAAATTTATCGGGCTGACATCATCACCAGGCTGCACGATCATCACTGCCGTTCCGACAGCTAGGTCAAGAAGAAACTCGCCCATAGCAATGTCGAAGTTAGACTGCTTCAGCGTTGCGAACAGCTTGTCTGTGTAGACATCCAGCGCAGCCTGCGCTTCATTTTTCCTATCTTCAGGAATATCAGGACCAGGCTCCAGCCTGCACCATGAGCGCTGCGGCGGGAAGATTCCAGATTGAAGTCGGTTGGCAAAGCGCTGCGTAGAGTTGATTGCCGTCGAGTCAAACACTCGCGCCATCTTCTTGCTGCCACCAACCTTGCCTTCCCAGTAGCCGTCATACAGATTGCGCTGCGGCAAGGCAAACTCATACGCTTCATCATAGAGGTCGCGGAAATCGTCCTTCTTCCGCATGGCAATGTCATGCCGCTTGATCAAGTCTTCCGGCGATAGTTTCAATTCAGCCATTATTCAGACTCCGCGTCATTTAACAATGGCCTATTGTTAAGGCGATTGTTTTTTTTCATTTTTTCAAAATCTTGTTTTGTAATGCCAACTGCATCTGGATTTTTTCCTGTACTACGCATGTAATGTTCTTTCCATGCAGTAGGATGATCTTCCGATTTGAGCATATCTCCGCTTTCGGTAGATGACGGCCAATGATATTTATTTTTATCGTATGGGTCTCTTTGTGGATAAAGCCCAGCTTTCCATGCCGCACGATAATTATAGTCAGTTGTATTTAAGTCTGGAGACTCGTCAAATTCTTTTGTGTATTCTTTGTACCAACCAGTGTTTTTTATCCAAGATAAAAAAACTTTTTCTTCTTCTGGTGACAGTTCTGATTCAGCCATGATTAACTCTTTTCTTTCTGGTATTTGCGTAGCAAACTTCGTCCCTTTGCAGCAAGTCTTGCTGCCGCTTCTTGTGTTCTAGGCACTGGCTCACCCCACGCATTCGCAGCCAATGCCAATCGCGTTGGCTTACCCTTGTCGTTTACCAAAGGTCCACTTAGGTTTGTATAAAACCTAGCCAGGAATGATCCCTTGCGCCTTGCTTTCTGTCCTGTCGGGCTTGACTCCTTGACACCAGGCTGAAGGTTCTTGCTCTCACCAGAGCGCTCAAACTTGCGTCTTCCGGCCTCGGTCAACCCGCCCTCTGGGTCTTTGTACTTGCTCACTTCTTTCCCTGCGCCGACATGATGTTGTCAATCAAGTTAGGGTATGGCCGTCCAGCCTTTTGCGCCCTTCGCATAGCAGAGCGTTTTTCCATAGGGGTCAACTCTTTTGGCTTGCCCAAACCCTTGGGCCTATCCTTATCCCAAATCTGCTTTTTTTCCATTACTCGTACCACTCCAGTTCAATCAACGCTGTATGCGATGAAGTGTCGGCATTAGTCAGTCTGAACATGTAATTGGTAAGTGGCGCAAGCACATACTCCAAACTGCCTGCCGTTCCACCAGATGCTTTCTTGCCAGTGCCGCCAGTAACAAACTGTCTGTTGATCAGGTTTCCAGTTGAAACCACCGTTGGATCATTCACCATTGCGACATTACTTGTCGCTGCTATGTTCCTATTCCTACGGATAGGCGTAAACGCTGTGCCGCCAGTGGTGCTGGTTCCTTCATAGACAAAGAAATCGCAATCTCCACTTGATTCCATAGAAATACTGACATGAGCAATTGTCCCAGGCCCAGCAGCAATCACAATGTCAGCACTTGATCCAGACGCAAGCTTTGCAGATCGTGGATAAACATTCCACGCAATGAACGCCCTACCTTCATGCAAGCGATGATGGTTGGTATCAACCATAATCAGCCCGTTGTCAGACCCAGCAATCATTTGATTGCCGTCCTTGTCCTTCTGTGTCAGCGCTACAAACTGAGCCTTTTGCGGCTGCGATTCGCGCTCAACATACAGAATTGCCATCAGTCCTCTTCCTTCTCATCAGAGATCGGACCACCAACAAGCCACGCATCACAGGTGCGCGTATCAGAACACTTGAAGTGGAACAACTCGCAAAAGCCAAGGCCAGCAGACTCAATGACATCCTCGTCATAGCCTGACTCTTCTGCTGGGTTCTTTGC